GCTCCATACAACTAAACGGAACATCATACAAATTGCTATTCACATACAATTCCAAATCTTTATTTATACAATAATTAGAATATATATTAATATAATAATTATATTGCTCAAATTCACTATTCAATTCATTCATTGTTTGGAATTGTACAAACTCCGCATTACTTGGCGGTATTATATTGATATATTCTGCTGTTTGGCTTGTTACTCCCGGTGCTGCAATCCCACTAATAAAGTTCTTTTCTTTTGTGTAGAACTTTATAAAATAATCACCTTTTATACGCAAACAAAAATCAATTCTTGTATTATTATCTACCGGAATTAAATCTGTATGATAATACGTGTTATTGCCTGCAATAGAACCAACTAATAAGTTTTCATACAATACGCTTGTTATAACATTTTTTGATAATGAACTAAATATTCTTTTGTTTACTTTTTCGTCGCTATATTCCCATTTGCTCCACGTATCAAAAGGTATTTCTTGCTTTAAATTTGAATCACTTATGTTGAATATTCTAAATGCGTGTTCTACATTTTTATAACCTCCTGAAATTCCACCGTTGTTT